TCATGGCTGGCATGCACGAGCCTGATCCCGCATCACAGCGTAATCGCCCATCATCTCGACTACGGCCGATCTCTCCGGCAGCATTGCCAATTCCTCGGCCGCCTGCGCCTGAAGTTCCCGCCTGTATTCCATGACCGGTGGGCAAGCCTCCAAGCCGATCGCTTCAAAACCCGCCGTCGCGCAGCCGGTCAACCAGTTCGCCGCGATCGCGAGGACGGCGAGCCGCCGCCTCCAGCATCCGTCGTTGGATTTCATTGGCCTTCTCCGTTGCTTCAAGGCGTTCGGCAAGTCGCCCCGTGCGCTCACCTGCGCGGCGGATCGACAGCAGGAACAGAACGATGGTGAGAGCGATCGCACCATAATGCAGGGCCGCCCGCATCCATGGGGTGGCAGCGATTCCGCCGAAAATGGTCGCGATCATCGCCGCCCCCGCTTCCAGTCATCAAGGCGCGCGTAGATCGTGACCGCGATGCCCCCAAGCGCCACAGCGATGAACACCCAGCGGAGCGTGTCGAGGTATGGCACCAGCGGCAGGACGGCGGACTGGGTCTCAGAGAGGACGTTCTGCGCCACCTCAACCCCCGCCGCGCCCAGCGTCGCCATTCCGGCCGCTCCGCCACCTTTCATGGTGCGGCTATCGGCCAAGACCTCACGCGCGGGCTGGGTTTCCTCGGCGAAAGCCGTCGCCCGGATGGGGAACCGCTCACCCCACTGCCGCGCCGGGCCAAGATCGACATGCATGAACCCCGAGCGCGGATAGAACCCGAACCCGAGGAAGCCGACAGCGCGTGCCGCCGCCTCGAACGCGACGGGATCGTGGTTTGACATGGCGATGTCGAAGGCCGCGCCATCCAAGTGCTTTGACCGGGTCGCCCCACCCACCGCGCGATTATGTTCCGGGCTGCGATAGGCCGAACGGACGATCAGCGGCTTGCCCAGCCGGTCGCGCAGGGCCTGAAGCTTGTCCAATGCAGGCTCGTTGACCAGCAGCTTGCCGGTGCCACGACAGGCGATTTCGGCGGGCGAGAAATTGGACCAGCGCCAAGTGCCCTTGGGCACGTCGCGCCAATGATCATAAAAGGTCGTGGTCATGGTGTCCTCCAGAACGAAAAACCCGCCTCGAGGGCGGGTGCGGTTGGGTTGATGATGAAAGATGGGGAGCGGCTACGGGCCGCCGCCGAAGATCTTGAGCTTGATGGCGATGCCCGCCAGCAGCGCCAGCATGACGCTGGTGGTGATCATGCGGACGGCGGTCTGCATGGCGGTGCGGCGCACCAGCCGGATGCAGTCAAGCAGCGAACGCAGATCACGGATGTCCAGCGCGGCCTCTTCACCATCGAGGCCAACATCGGCAAGCGCGCGCTTGGCGCCTTTCTCAGCGGCGCGTGCCAGCATGGCCTCGAACTCGGCGTCTGGCATGCGTACGAAACCCTGGTCGGATCGGGGTGGTGTCATGGGTCAATTCTCCCGCCGTTCAGCCAACCTTGCAGCCCCAGAAGGACGTGTGATCGGCGGCGAAATAGCCGTCCGCGACCCGAAAATACCCCTGCAGTTCCATGGTATCACCCGCAGTCAGCGGCACCATGGTCTGCAGCCATATCGCGGTGGCGAGCGTGACGTGGGTGGCGGAGATCTCGCCGAAGGAACCCCGGATTTCCGTGGCTCCGTTCAGCACAAGCCGCCCACGCATGCGGGCCGTGGCGCTGGCGTTGATCTTGTAGAGCAGCGTTGCGCCAAACAGGTATGTCCCGTCCACAGGTGCTGTGAAGAGGCCGGTTCCGGCATCGAAACAACCCTGATCGTTGTAGTCGGTGTTGTTTAAGCCGATCTTTGTCCAGGCTCCAACGCCCACGTAGTTGTCGTAGTTCGTGTAAGCCTTGAAGCGCGGCAGTTGCGGCTGTTCGACGATGCCGTTGGCGTTGTCGACGATCAGACCGTCGAAGAAGGTGCTGCCGTCGGCCGAAACCGCTAGGCGGAAACTGTCGGAGCCGAAGAGACCGACGAGCGCCTTTGTCACAAAACCGCTCTGCAGGGTCAGGCCGAGATCGTCGCCCGCCGCTTCCTTGTTCATGGTGTAGAACAGATCGCCGGTCCCGCCTTCGGCCACGGTCTTGGCGGTCCAGAGCGCCGCGTTCAACTTGGCGGAGAACGGGTTGGCGGCATCGGCTGTCGTGCCGAGTCCAAGTAGCCCAAGGTTCTGCAGATTTGCCGGCGTGGTGCCAATCCAACTCGCGCCATCGTAGACCAACAGCAGCCCCTCGTCCTCAACCCATGCACGCCACCCCGCCCGGGGCGGCAGGCGAAGCCAGGCCCCATCCGTGAACAGCGCCACGTTCAGGTCCCACCCCGTCCAGTCACCGGTCCCGCCGCTCGCCACGATATGGCGGTCGCCATCGGCAGGGGTGCCGGGCGGCGCGGTCAGGTCGCGGTCGAGGACGGAAAGCTGAACCAGCCCGTCGAGGATCCGCAGTGCCTCGTTATGGGTGACATGCTTCTGGGCCTGCGCCGCCAGAATGTAAGGCAGCAGCAGGTTCGTTGTGTTGTCGGACATGGGTTGGCCTTCAGAAGGTGAGCGTGACGATTTTGGGCGCACCCCGCCCGATCAGGGCGGAGAGCTGGAAGATGCGGATGGTCAGTATGTCGCCGGGCGCTAGCGACGCACCCCAATCCGCCGTTTGCTGGGCGGCCGTATAGATCGCATTGGTCGTGCCAGTAGTCAGCATGCGCTTCACCGTAGCCCCGTCGAGGATCTCGAGCTCATAGGCTTCGACCTCCTCGATCAACGGCACTTCGACCGCGCCCCAGCTGTCGGCCGCGAGGGCCCGGGACCGCCGCGTCCAGCGGATGGTCAGATCGCCGGGACTGCGTGGCCTGCGCCACGGCTGCTCGACATGCACGACGGAGAACGGACGAAGCCCCACGCCGACTGGCGTGAAGGCTTGCGCCAAATAGGTTTCGTCGCTGACCGGGCGCGCCGCCGGGCCGATGCGCCAGTTCCACGGAAGCCCGAGATCGGCCTCGGCGATCGGCAATGACGCCATCGCCGCGTCCAGCACCAAGACCCGTGCGCCTGCAGGAGCCGGATTGACCATAGCCGCTTCCGTGCCGCGCTGTCCTCGCAGGAGCCGCGTCAGCCTATAACGGCCCGGCGCGATCAACTCGGCTGCGCTCGCCTGCACGATTTCCCAAGTGCCGGGCGCGCTCTCGATGGCCAGCACATTGGCCCCACCGAACAGGGTCAGGTCGGTGATGCTTTCCAGTGTGCCCATCAGCAGATCGATCACCAGCGAATTGCCGAGATCGAACCGTGATGTGGGACCAGCATAGAAATCCGAGACTAGAGCGCCGATCCGGGCACGGCCGCCAAATGTCGTCAGTAGCTCAAACGCGTCCGTCGATGGGCTGCGGAACACCGCCATTTCGCCCGGCCAGGGAGTGGCATAGGCCGCGACAAACGGCCGATGCGCAGACTGATCCTCGGTCAGCTGTGGCAGATCCAGCAACACTGCCTCGGGTGCGCCGAACACTACGGCCTTCGAGAGTGAGGACGGTCTTGGCGATCCGGGCGGAAGGTCGTGGGCTTCCCGATCCTGGCGGACGGCTTCGATCCCGCGTGCATCCGCGTCTGCGATGGAGACCAAGCGCAGCGGATTGTGTCGCCCGTCATGGTCCAGCGTCACGACATCGGCTGGATCCAGTGCCAGTCGCGACGGTGGTAGGCGAAACGCTGCCGTCTCTCGCCCGGTCCAGGCTTCCATCAGTGCCCGGCGACAGCGCCGTTCGGCCTCCTCGGGCGGGACCGCCATGGGGAAGCTTTCCGAGGCGATGCGGGTCGTATCCACCGTGATCCGGCGCGCTTCAACTAAGGCGGCGTCGTAATCTTCATCGGCGCGTGCCACCTGCCATTTGAGCGCCTGCGGCAACTCAGTTTCCTGCGCGCGGGTCAGTTCCAGAACGTCTCCCTCGCGAGCAGCAACAAGATCGTCAAGTGCGATGGTGGTGATGGACGCCCGCCCGCGCATGAGGAAACGGATCATGCCCTCGGTCTCGACCGCGTCAAACCCGAAATGCCGCGACAGTGTGGTGATGGACGCTCGCGGGGATTCCAGTGCGCCAATCGCATATCCTTCGAGCGCACCCCAGAGACCGGTGACGTCGATCCGGGTCTCTGGCATCCCGGCACGCAAGCAGAGGTGCCGGACGAGGGCTGCCAGCGACACTGCGCCGAGCCGCCCGGTCAGCCAATGCCCGAGCCGCCAGTTCGCGCCGTCCGTCCAGACATCGGTCAGCGCCGGGAAGAACGGATAGGGCCGCGCGTCCCAGGTCCAGGCGGCGCATTCCGGCACATGCACCATACGCGCGCCGTAGACCGAGGAGACCGGGTTGTTGGCGGCCTCGTCCCACCAGAGATACGTCGCCTCGAGATAGGCGCGCTGGATCGCGTCGTCGCGCCAGCCCCGCGAGAAATGCGGCGTGAAGCTCTCCGAGGATTTCGGGTCGAAGAAGACGTTCGGCTGGTTCGTCCCCCGATCGATGGCGGGGCAACCGAGCTCGGTGAACCAGATGGGCTTCGACTGCGGGGCCCATGCCGTCGACGTAGCACTCTCCGTCCCGCCCGGACGGTCGTAGTGCACGTTCGACCACCAGGCGCGCAGATCCTTGTAGCGGAAGACCCAAAGCTTGGCCGCTGCGCCATCCGTGATCGGGATGCGAACCTGCGCGGAGCGATCAGCGGCGCTGGCATAGAACCAGTCGAAGCCTTCGCCGCCCGCGATGTTCGCCTGCAGGTAGGCGCGGTCGTAGATCGCGGGCCAGCCCTCGGCCGCGTCGGCATGTGTGAGGCCGTCGCGCCAGTCAGACAGCGGCATGTAGTTGTCGATCCCGATGAAGTCGGTGTTCGCGTCGGCCCAGAGTGGATCGAGGTGGAAGAACACATCGCCGCTGCCGTCGCCCGGCTGGTGCCCAAAGTATTCCGACCAGTCGGCGGCATAGCCGATCTTGGTGCCGGACCCGAGGATCGAGCGTACGTCAGCCAACAGATCCCGATAAGCCTGAACCGCCGGATAGGTGCTGGCACCCGAGCGGATCGTCGTCAGTCCCGGCATCTCGGTTCCTATCAGGAACGCATCGACCCCGCCCGCCGCCGCGCAGAGATGGGCGTAATGCAGCACCATGCGCCGCAGACCCCAGTCGCCGGATGGCCCGGTCCAACTGACGTTCTCGCCTGAGACGCTGAAGCTGGCGGGCGTCGCCGCGCCGAACAGTGCGGACACTTGCGTGGCGGCCGTACCGGTCTTGTCTACGCTCCCGACATATCCCGCCGCAGGCGAACAGGTGATCCTCCCCCGCCAAGGAAAGGCGGGCTGGCCCGTCTCAGCGGCGTTGTCGGAATACGGGTTCGGCAGCGTGTTGCCGGGCGGGACATCCATCAGGATGAACGGGTAGAAGGTGACGCGCAGCCCACGCGCCTTCATCTCCTGGATCGCCTGTACCACCGCGAAGTCGGCGGGCGTGCCACCATAGACCGGGCGATCCTGATCATCGCGGCTGACCAGAAAGGCATTGGTCCGGCTGACGCCATTCACGGACCATGCAGACGGCGTGGTCGATTTGGCGGTGACCTCGACGCCGGGCTGCACCTTGCAATTGCCCGCGCGCAGATCGTCGCCGAACCAGGCGACCACCAGCGATACGCTCTCGACTTTCGGGGCCATCGCCTGCAAGCGGTCCAGCGCCACCACCATGTCGGCGGTGTCGGTCAGTGCGTTCAGGTTTTCGGGCTCGGACGAGCCGCCGCCGCCCTTCCGGATGCCCTGCGTGGCATAGGCGAACTCACCTGAGGCCGGGATCATGGTGATCGCCTGCGTGAGACCCTCCGCCGTGTCCGGATCGGCCAGCGGGCGGAACACCTCGAAACTCAGCTGCGGGATGCGGTTGCCGTAATTCCCGAGCGGAAGGTCTTCGAAAACGACATAGGCGGTGCCGCGATGGGCTGGCGTGTTGGCCGCGCCCATCTTTGCCGAAATGAACGGATCGGCCGTCTGACCCTCATCGCCCGGATACCAGCGCCAGCTGATCCCGGCGGTGTCCAGCAGCTTGCCGTCGGCCCAGATGCGGCCAATGCTGGTGATCGGCCCCTCGCAGAGCGCGACCGCGAAGGACGCGTAGTAGAAGTATTCGGTGGTCTTGACCTTGCCGCCACCCCCACCGCCCTTGCCGCCGCCCTGCGTGGTGGTCTTCGTCTCCTCGCGGAAATCAGTCGCCCAGACGATGTTGCCACCGATCCGCATGCGGCCATAGAGACGCGGGATCACCGCTCCTTCCGTGGCCGAGGTGATGCGCAGATTGTCCAGCCGCGCACCTTCGATCCGCTGGGTTGGCGCGAGCGAAGAGATGATCCAGCTGTCAACTACCGAACCAATGGTGGAGCCAACGAAACCGCCGATGGTCGCGGCGCTGACGCCGAGGATCGCGCCGCCAATGCTGCCGCCAATGGCAGCGCCAGCGGCTCCGAGAACGAGGGTGGCCATATGGGGATCTCAGCGTTGCGGAAACATAAAGGCGAAGGCGATGCGCCGCCGCCAGGACGGGGTGAGCGGCTCCTCGATCACGCCGAGCCGCTCGTAGGCGTGGAGGAAGGCATCAGGCCCGGTGAGGATCCCGACATGCTTGGCAATGGCGCGGGGCATCATGCGGAACAGGACCAGCGCGCCCGGAACGACGTCAGCAGGTGCGATCTCCGGCATCATGCGCCGCGCGCCCTCGGCCAGTACCTCGCGCGGTCCGGTCTCGCCCCAATCCCGGCTGTAGGGCGGGATCGGGAACGGCTCAGGGCCGACGACCTCGCGCCAGACGCCGCGCGCCAACCCGAGGCAGTCGCAGCCAACGCCGCACAGGCTGGCCTGATCGTGATACGGCGTGCCCAGCCAGGACCGCGCTACCTTGATAACCCGGTGTTGTTTGGCAGCATTCAAAGCACCGCCCCCTCGTGCCCACCATCCTTGGTGGCATAGCGGAGAACCGCGTCTTGGCCGGGGATGTGCGGGAAGCCACGAAAGTTGACGGTATTTGCGAACTTCGCGCCGCAGGTCTCCAGGCGCTTGTCGCAGCCTGCGCGGACAATGAAGACGTCGCCTCCGGCAATGGACCGCACGGGCGCTTCGAGCAGTGTCAGCACCGCGATGCCGTCTGTCACGTCATGTGCGATGATCTCGGCGCGCCGCCCGGCATTCGTGCCGTTTGTCCATTCGACCGCGCCGAAGGTGAACCAGCCGGAGGCGAACCCGCCGAGCCCCGAGGCCGTGAAGGCCCGGTCGCGCAGGAGATCGATGACGGCGCCCGTGCCTTTGTAAGTCGGATCCTCCAGATCGACGCCACAGCGCGCATCCCCCAACGCGGCATCGCAGGTCGCCTGGAACGTGCGACCGACCGTCTGGCCCAGCACATGGGCGAGCGAGCGGACCTCGGCGACGAAGGCCAGCCGCCCGCGCCGGATCTGACCAATGGCGCCCCGGCGCATCAGCACACGCTGGCTTGTGTCCGCCCAGTTCACCCGCCAGACCTCCACCTCGGCGTTGTCCCAGCGGCCGTCCAGAATGTCGGTCTCGGAAATCCGGTCGGATGTCAGCACGCCCTCGGCGTCCTGTGCATCGACCGACAGGTCGGAGCCAGAGCGGACCTCTGACGCCGTCAACCCGCTTTCCGGCTCGAAATAGGTGCCGTCGAAGCTGAGCGTCCGGTCGTGGTCGGTGAAGCCGAAGGTCACGCCATCCGCGCGGGCAATCCGCCAGCACCAGGCGAGCGTGGTGGTGCCCTCGTCGAGATGGGCTTGCAGATCGGGATTGATGCTTTTCATCGGCGGAGTTCCAGCATTGGAATGGAGGTGATCGAGCCCAGTCTTTCGATGTCGTGCGTCACATCGAGGGCGTCGCTGTCGAAACGGACCGGCACGTCGAATTCGAAGCCCGCGGCGATGGCGACGTCCGCCCCGGGCGCGGCGCTGAAGGTGACGACACCAGTCGTGGTGTCGACCGACCAGCCGGAGAACTGCTCCACCCCACCAAGCGCGATCCGAACACTACCTGCCACCGGCTTCGCGATGGCGCGCGTCCAGAATTGCGCGCCGGAGGCGTAGCGCTTCACCAGCTTGAAGACGGTCGTCGTGCCGTCACCAGCGCCGATCAACTGATCCGTCGGCGATGGTGTGCCCGAGGGCAAACAGGACTTGTGGTCGCCCCAATCCTTGAACCGGAAGCCATGCAGTCGGCCGTTGCGTGCCTCGAAGAATGCCACAACCGCCGCCAGATCGTCCACGCGGCGGATGCCGTAGGCGACATCGTAGCGGCGGCGCGAATTGGCCCAGCTGGCGTTGCGTTCCTCGTCGCCGCTGGCCAGTTCGACGATCTGAGTGCGGCGTTCCGGCCCGCCTCGTGCGCCCCGGCTGATATTGTCAGGGAAACGCACCTCGTGAAACGCCATCACATGCCCCTCCGCCCGAGGGACACGGCGCGGGCGATGTCGGCGGCGACCTGAGTGCGGGACTGGCGGAAGCTTTCGGCGTCACGCGCCATGATCGTGACGTTGACCCCGCCCGCGCCGTAGCTCTGGGCCTCACGGCGCGACAGCACCCGCTCGCCGCGCTGGAGGATCGCGGGCACCTCGTCGTGGCGGAGGCCAGCCATGCCGCCACCGTGCATTCGGGGGGCAGCGGCGAAGGCCATGGCCGGGACCATTCGTGATGGCCCGGCCGATCCGACCATCCCGCCCGCATGCAGGACGTTGGCGAAGATGCCGCCCGCACCGGAGAACACGCCGGATAGCGCATTGGCGATCGGCCCGAGGATGAACCGCCGCGCCGCCAGCTTGGAGAGATCCGCCAACAGCGAGGTGACCAGACCGCGGAAGTCCAGCTTGCCGGTCTTCACGAACTCACCGACGGCGTTCTCGGCCGACTGAAACGCGCTGACGAGGCTCTGGCCGATATCACCGCCGATATCGCGGGCCTTGCTGGCATAGTCGCTGAGCGCAGCCGTGACCGCCTGCCAGCCGGTGACGGCGGCTTCGGTATCGGGTTCGGCGGCAGCGGCCGCAGCCCCGGCCGCAGCGCCTGCACCCGTGGCCGCCCGTCCGGCATCGCCAAGGGCCGTCTCAAGACGGTCAGCCGCGTCGGTCAGCGCGTCTGCGCCACCCTCATTGCTGCCCTGCACCGCGTCACGCAGGGCCTGCCAGCTGGCGAGTGGCGCACGCGCGCCTTCGGCCAAATCCCGCGCGGCACCGCGATACGTGTTGGCCGTGGCCAGTGCAGTATTTGCCGCCTGGGTGAGCCCGAGATCGGGCGCGGTAAGCGGGTTGTCTTCGAAGGCCCGGTCGAACGCCGCCTGTGCAGCGGTCGTCGCGGCCGTCGCGGCACCCTCGAAGCGGTTCTCGATCTGACCCAACTCAAGATCGGGGATGATCGAGATGCGCCGCTCGGACCCAAGCGCCTCCAGCCCCTGGTTGATCCCGCCGATGAACGTGTTGATCCGAGAAACAACGCCGTTCAGCATCGCTTCCACGCCATCGATCAGGCTGTTGGCTGCCTGAAACGCCAGATCGCCGATGGCGGCTGGCAGCATGCCCCAGATCGCCTTGATCGCCTCATAGGCCCCCTCAAACGTGTTCGCGGCCGTGTTGCCAAAAGCCACGACGCTCTCGATGGCGTTCTGCATGCCCGCCGCGGCATCGGCCTTCAGGTCGAAGAACATCGCCGAGGCGGCCGCGCCCGCTGCAGCAGCCCCCATCTTGATCCGATCCCAGACCTCGACGGCGAGGTCCTTCAGGAGCGACATTGCTTCGCCGAAGCCGCCCGCACCCGACACAAGGCGGGTGAACTGGTAGACAAGCTCGCCCGCGCCAACGATCAACGCCCCGATGCCGGTGCGGATCAGCGCGCCGCGCAAAAGGACCAGCGCCGTGGCGAGCCCACGGACCGACAGGGCAGCAACCGCCATCCCGGCGACCCAACGCCCTGCAAGAAAAGCCACAAACGTGGCGGCATAGGTGGTCAGGCGACCGATGTTGTCGAAAAGACCCCGGATCGCGACGCCGAGCGGACCGGTGCGGCTGGCCAGCTCCGCCATGGCATCCGCGACGGCTTCCAGCGCCGGCGCTGCGGCGACCGCCAGTTGGTTCGACAGCCCGCGCCAGATCAGCCCAAGCCGGGAGATCGCATCGTTCGTGCGCTCGATCTGGTCGGCGTCCTGCTCCGAGACCACGACCCCGAAAGCGAGGACGTCCTCGGTCGCCTGGCGCAGCGTCGCCGTGTCGATCCGGCTCATGGCGATGGAGCCTTCCTCGCCGAAGAGCTGGCCCGCTACTGCAGCGCGCTCGGCGGCAGGCACGAAGCTCTCGATGGCGGCGTTGATGGCGCCCACGCGCTGATCCAGCGGCAGGGCGATCAGCTCGGTGGCCGAGAGCCCGAGCCGGTCGAGAGCGTCGGCAGCAGGTCCGGTCCCGGCGGCGGCCTGGCTGAGGCGGCGTGTCAGATCCTTTGTCGCCTGCTCGATGCCCGACATGGAAACACCGGCCAGTTCACCCGCACGCTCCAGCGTCTGGATCGAGGCGACCGTCGTGCCAAGCGACTGCGCGAGCTTGGCCTGCGCGTCGACGGTTTGAAGCCCGGAGCGGACCATGGCCACACCCGCAGCCGCAGCGGCGGCAACCGCAGCAGCAGCCGCGATCTGGACGCGTCGCGAGAATGCCGCCAGCCGCGTATTTGCTGCCTCCATCTCCCGGCTAAGCCGACCGAACCCACGAGCACCGGCTTCGCCGACACCTTCCAACTCGGCGCGCACCTGTCGGCCGCCGACTGCGGCAAGTCGGACAGAAACGCGCTTTTCAGCCATTGGAATGATCCATCTGTTCGTTGAGTTTGGTGACCATCACCGCTTCGATGACGGGCAACAGTTCAGCTGCTGCGGCAGGTGGCACGCCGAGTGCATCGGCCAGCGCCAGCGCCGCCGACATGTCCCAGCCGACAACTGCGCCGGGAAGCACACGCAGCTGGCCGCCGAGACGGCCGACGAGGTCCCAGACCTGCCAGCCCTCGAATGTCAAAGGCTGGTTCAGCCGCGTCGGGCAGTCCGGGCAGGCTTGCGCGCAGGCTTGGCAGTATCGATCGCCCCCACCGAAGGACCATTCGGCGAGGGCGCGGAGACGTTTTTTTCCTGTTCCAGCAGCAGGCCCTTGGAAACGTAGGTCAGCTGAAAGGCCTCGAATATCGGCCAGATGTCCAGGAGCGCGTCGATGGCCTCCGGGCCAGGGTTGATCGGATTGCCATCGGCGTCACCGATGCCTTCCCAGGACAGCACCGCCCGCCGCGCCAGCGCCTTGGCGAAGGCAACCGCGCGTTCTTCGTCGGAAGCCTCGTCTGGGACAGCCTCCACGCCGGGATCGCTGCGCGTTGCCACCATCAGTGCGGTGGTCAGCGGGCGCAGCTGCACCCGCACACCCGGCGCGAGGTCGTGCCCGCGGGGTGCATTCGTCAGATCGAGCGTTAGCATCAGTAAATCTCCACATCGTTCACGAGGGTTGCGGTGCACATCCGGCCGACGGTGCTATCGCGAGCCGCCTGCCAGTCGAACGTCGCCTGCACGCCCTGCGGCCCGGAAATCTCGATCCGGGGCCGCGGCAGGTAGACGGCGTGCACGGTGAAGGTGAAGCTTTCGCCCGATGGCAGCATATAGGCGAATTCCAACTCGCAGGGATCGCCGTTGATCGCCTGAGTCACCAGCGTCTGATCAGCGAAGCGCACTTCGATGGAACCGGTCAGCGCGGCGATGGAGGGGTCTGCGCCGTCGATGCGGCCGTCCGAGCGAATGGTTTCGATCCGATCGAGGTTGTTGGCGTAGGTGATGTCGGCGGAGACCACATTGCCGAGGGCGGATCCGTTGCGCGTGATCGCCCCGTTGAAATGGCCGAAGCGCTGCAATTCGAGAGCGGCTGGCGTGCCTGCACTCGTCGTCGTGCCCACTGTCTCGCCCTGCGCGACCAGTCGCGCCGTTGCGGTCAGCAACCCAGAGCGCTGCATTTGCCAGTTGATCTGGTCGAGCACGCATCCGGAATACATCGCGAAGCGTGGCACTTCCGGCATGCCCGTCTCGATGGACATGCTGGGCAGTGTCCAGGACCCCGACTGAAACTCGTGCGTCCAGGGACCAGTCCCGGTCGTGGTCGGATCGCCAAAGGCTGCCTTCAACCAGAACCCGAAGGCCTCGGCGTCGAGCGGCACCACGACATCGCCATCCGCCGTCACTGCATCCTTGATCGGCGCCAGCGGATCGCGGCCGTAGCCCAGCAATTCGCTGTTCAAGAGTGGCTGCTCCGCCCCCAGCGAGGTGCTGGCGAAGGGCATCTTCGTGAAACCGCCCACTGGCGGCGTTCCATAGGTCGTCTCGAACGCAAGCGCCATCTGCGCCCGCGCCCCTTGGGCTCGTGCCATGAAGGATTCTCCTGTATATTGAAGCGGATGAGCCCGAGATGGGCCAGAACTCAAAAGGGCGAGATTGAATGGCGGATCAAAACTACTCTGAGGCCGGTGGCCACTCGCATCTCGGCTCAGGCTCGCGCATTACGGGCGAGCTGTATTTTCCCGGCACCGTCGAGTTACCCGGTTATGTGAAAGGGCGTGTGGAAGCGTCCTCAATCGTCATCGAGGAGGCAGGCGAAGTCGAAGGCGAAATCCATGCAGCCAGCATCGACATAAAGGGGCGTTTCAACGGCCAGGTTACGGGTGGCAAGGTCAGGTTGCATACAAGCGCGCGGGTGACCGGCGAAATCACCTATGAGAGCCTGAGCATCGAGAGCGGAGCGCAGATTGAGGGAAAGTGTAGATCCCAATCATATTCAAAAGCCACCTAGCCGGATGATCAGGCCAGCTGGTCGGCCGTTGAATAGTGCAGCACCACCGGGATCACGGCCGCCTTCAGGCTGGCCGCGCCCTCAACGGGCAGATCGACCGGGCGCGGTGCTTCCGCCTCGACCCAGTCGCAGAGGCCGCCCAGAGTGCGGTCGCCAGCAATTGCCGCACCGATGCTGGTGGTCAGGGTATCGAACGCAGCGTCACGCGCCGCGCCTTGGACCACCGCCTCGATTTCGGCGCGGTGCTGGTAGTGGTAGCGCAGGGGCGACAAAGTCACCTCGGGCTCCCCCGGCTCGCCGTCGCGCAGGATCAGCAGCCCATCGGCCGGGACGCGCTCGGGCAGCACCTCACCACGCAAGGCCGTGGCGGGCAGCGCCGAAAGCCGCGCGTGCAGCGCGGTGAGGATGGTTTCGCGGTGGCTGGGCATGGCGATTACAAGAAGCTCCCAAAACCTTTCTTGGGGGTTTGCCGCCAGCTTCTATCGAAGCTAGGCTATTGATCTAGAGAGATAGTTGGTATCGCAATTCGAGCACCGTGCTTCCACGGCGCAAACAGTCAATACGCGCTACTTTGGTCGGACCAATATTGGGCACCCTACTTTTCGGAGATCCCAGCAAACGTTGAGGAAAAGAATCACATGGCGGCAGAGGCGGTATTGGCGACAGTTCTCGAAAGCGTGGTCGGCGTGGGCTTTCGCGTGCTGATTTCGAAGATAATCCGTGATTCTCAAGGTGCTTCGGATCGCGAAATTATCATGCGGGTATTAAGCGCTGTCGAGCAGCAAGGACATGCTATTGGCAGCCTACAAGTTCGAGTTGCCTCAATCGAAAATGATGTGCGGAGATTATCGAGTCTGAGGACAGGGTTCGAATCCAACGTTACCAAGTTCTGCACAAAGTGTGGCGGACTGCCAGGCACGGTTGAACCTCGCTGTCCCGCTAGCACCCGATCCGGCACTCACCGATGGAGTGATGAAGCTGGCGACTCATTTTGCACGAAGTGCGGGCGCCTGCCGGGTATCACCGAAGCCCGCTGTCCGGCCAGCAGTCGTTCCGGAGATCATAGATGGAGCACCGGTGCCAGCGGGCAGTTCTGCTCCAAGTGCGGAGGCATCCCTGGAACGGTCGCTGCTCGTTGCCCTGCCAGCAGCCGCTCAGGAGATCATAGGTGGCAGACTACGTAGGTTATACGAACCTAAACAGACATTCCCTCAGCCAAACCGCCCCTCCACCCAATTCGCCACGATCAGCCCCGGGACGCTATCCAGCGCCCGCTCTGCGTCCCGGTCGAGGTTAAGCCGCTTCGGCAGTTTCACTTGTGGGACCAAGAGGAAGATTGGTGCGGTGACCTTGCCGCGCACGGTCTTCGATCGTGACACCACCGCCTGACCCCTAGTATTCAACCGCCCCTCGGCCACCAGCAGGCTAGGGCCCGTTCGCCGATAGACGAACCGCAGACGCAGCCCGCGTCGCCGTTCCCATTCACCGGGGGTGATACGGCCGCCGCGTGTGGATTTTCCTGCGGCGGGCAGCGGGATCGCAAGCCAGAAGCCGTCCTTCGAGCGGATCAATGGGCCGGTGTCATGCGCGCCGACAATCACCGGGGCCTTGGACCAGACCAGCGCTGCCGCATCGAGGCTTTCGCCCGATCCGGGAAAGTTCTGGTTGCGAATCGAGTTGGCGAGCCGCCGACCAAGTCCCGCACCAGTGATCTGGGTGCGCCAGGCAGTCTTGAGCCCGGTCCCAGCCTCGCGCATGGCGGAGGTCACCGCGCGTTCACCCGCCGCGACCTCGACCGCCATCATGGCCACGATGCCGGGGTCGATGTCGAGTTTCAGCCTCAAATTTCCAAAGACCTCATTTTCAGGTTACTATGTGCACTCATTTCAACTTCAGAACCGGGAGGAAAACGATGATTGATCGTGACGCGTATGTGGAGAAGGCCAAGGCGAATATCGACAAGTGGAACGCAGAGATCGACAAGATGCAGGCAAACGCCAAAGAAGCGCAGGCCGATGCCAAGATCGAATACGAGAAGCAGCTTGCCGAAATGCGAAAGCAACGCGATGAGGCCGAGGCGAAGATGAAGGAGGCGCAGCAGGCGTCAAACGCCGCTTGGGACGACATGAGCAAGGGTTTTCAAGCAGCTTGGGAAAGCATCTCAGACTCGTTCCAAAGTGCGATGAAGCGGTTCAAGTGAGCTGATCCGCTGGCCGTAGGCGTTTCAGAACACCAGCAGCCTACGACGGCCGCAAGTCCACGGTCCAGACGAGCCGCTCACGGTCGCGGACGGGCTCGCCCTGAATGAGGAAGGCGTCCCCGTCCATTTCCAAACGGTCGCCCGGCCGTGGGTTGGATACCTCCGCCACGCGCAAGTCGATGCGGGTCGTTTCCGACCAGAGCCGCGCATCGCCGAAGTCGCTGATCGCATCGGCTTGCCGCGAGACGACGCGCACCAACACAGGCGCGCCGCCGTCGGAGGTGTAGATCGCCTCTCGCCCGATGTTCGGGTCGGCGAACAGCAAGTCGACGACGGCGTCGAAGGCAGACATCACGTACGCCGAGCGCTACGCAGCACCTGCGGGCGGGTGCAGATCGGCAGAGGATTGCTTTCGATCTCGAGCCGCACCCATTCGTCGCGGTCCCGATCGGGGATCGTACGCGCGTAGAGCGGCAAGCCGAGCGTGTTCACCGTCTCGAACGTGTCAGCCGGGGCATGGTAGATCTCGAAGAGGCCTTCCACCCCTTCAGGGTAGAAGAACGCCTTGTCGGTCGGCACGCCGAAGCCCGCCCCACCTCGGTAGCGACGGAAGCTGATGCCACCAAAGCTGACTTCGTCGGCGACCCGGCCGCGCAGATCGGCGGCAGCGGCGGTGTTGAGATAGGTCTCGCGCACCTCCTTGTGGGCAATGAGATCGGCAAAGAAGGCCGAGCCGCATTCGGCGCGGACCTGCACGGCCCCGGCCGCGAGCCCGCCCATGCTGTCTTCGACGCTTTCGATCAGCGCCTGGCAGCGCTTGCGCAGCGCCCCGGAGCCCGGGGTCGCGTTGTCTAGGTCGAAGTCGATCTCGGTGGCGGGAGTGATGGCGAACTCGGTGAAGTAGTTGATCACCGTGGCGCTGTCCTTGGGGTCTTTCACAATGCCCTGAATGCCGTTCAGCAGGTGATATTCGAACGTCGCCTCCGCATCCTGGCGCAAACGGCCGAGCTTTCGGGCGACCTCGCTTTGCACTTGCTGTGTGGCACTTTCCGAGCCGAAGTCACGGATGCCCTGAATTTCAGACGCCCAGAGCACGTCCTGCTTTTTGAACTGGCGGCAGACGAAGGCGCGCATGTCGCGGCGCTCGGGAACCTGTTGCTCGGCCGCCGAGCCGCGTTCGGAGAACGGGATCAGCGACAGTGTGCCGTCCCGGCTCTCGATCACGACGGTGCGCGAGCGCACGCCGCGCGGCGAGAACAGGCTGGAGCCCGACAGGATCGCGGGCTTGAAGGGGATGTTTTCCAGAGCACGAGTGAGTTCGATGATGGTGAAGGCATCGCCTTCGAAGATATCCATGGTGGTCATGGGAATGCCTCCTTTGAGGGTTTGATCAGCGGACGAGGATGCCGACCGCCAGCAGCGCGGCATGGGCGGCGGTGATCTCGCCCTCGCTGGGGGTGCCGACAAAGACAAGATCGTAGCGATTGACGACGGCGGGGCCGCGAACCAGCGCCACGGCTGGCACATCGCCGCCTGTCGCGTCGGCCTTGCCCCAGAGCACCGCCACGGCGGTTTCAGTACCGTCGACGGCGGCGGGATCATGGGCCGCGTATTTGCCCGAAGCCGTGATCTTGCCCAGCACGGTGCCCGGATCGAGCGTGGCAAACGCTGTTCCTGTGGCGACGGTGACGGTTTCGCGGGTGTAGTCGCGGAAGGCTTCCCAAACGAGGAAGCCTCCGGGATGCGTGGTCTCGGTGAGCGTGGTCACGTTGTTATCCTTTCAGCTTGAAGGTACGGGCGACGATCTCGCCCCAGGGGCGGGCCGTCGTGGTCCGACCGGGTTGCGGGTGATGGGCGACGATCTCGGGTTCGGCCTCGGCTTTTGCCGCCAGTAGGGCCATGCGGACGTCGTCAAGACTGGCGTCCTGGTCGAGGAACCGCCCAGCCATCTGTGGCTGACCTGCAAGACGGCAAAGATCGACGATAGCGCGGGCATGGGTGATCGCCTCGGCGCGGATTGCGGCGGGATCGGGCGGTGCGCCACCCGGAGCCAGGATCGGATCGGACGGGCTGGGCATGTCGTCGGAGGCACCATGCCCCTCGGGCTCGACGGTCGCCTCGTCGCTGTCCGCCTCGCTGGTGATGTCGGCAGGTTCGACGTTGCCGTCCAGGATACTGTCAATTTCTCGGCGTGTGTCCGTGCCTGTCTCGTGGTCGCTTTCGGCCAGAACGCCCTCCGTCTCGTCCGGAACACTCGCGGGGTCTGCCACAGCCACTGCCTCAACGAGGTCGGGTGGCGCGTTGCGGAACCGGCCGATGTCGAACCGCGCGGCCATCCTCACAGGGTCCGCCAATCGATCCGCGAAGCCCGCCGCCACCGCGTCGGCCGCATCGAACCAAGTTTCGGCCGCCATCAGCGCTGCGATCTCGTCATCGGTCTTGCCGGATTTGGCGGCATATCCCCGGACGAGGCTGCCCGCGATCTTGTCGAGCGCCTCGGCCATGGCGCGCATGTCGCCTGCTGTACCCATTGCCAGACCCGACGGGTCGTGGATCATCAGGAACGCGTTTTCCGGCATGACGACCTCGTCACCCGCCATCGCGATATAAGACGCGGCCGAGGCGGCAATGCCGTCGATCCAGACCGTGACCGTTCCCTCGTGCCGCTTCAGCGCATTGTAAATCGCCACCGCATCGAACACTGACCCACCAGGGCTGTTCAGCCGCAAATCAACCGGCGTCCCCTCGGGCAGTGCGGTAAGTTCGGTAAGGAACCCCTTCGCCGAAACCCCATAGGCGCCAATTTCGTCATAGATCGCCACTTCCGCACCTGTTCCCCGGGCGCGGATCGCATACCAGCTTGTCATATTGTCACTCCTGTTCGGTGGCGGGATCGGTGGAGGCGGATCCGTCGCCTGTGTCTTCGCCTGTGCCATCTCCAGGATCAGGCCGCGCGGCGGGCGTCGCTCGCGCGCCCTGCGTTTCGCCGGGGCTCGCGCGGTAGCTCAGCCCCAGATCAGCAACGCGTTTGACATCCGCCGCATTCTCTCGGTCGACTTCTTCGACGTCATAGCCGGTGGCCTCGACCACCTTGCGCCGCGAGGTGATGCCCGCTTCCATCGCCAGCACTTGCGCCTGGATGTCCTTCAGCGGATCGACCCAATCCCAGCGTGGCGGGATCCATTGCACCGGCCGCGCGACGGCGGGATTGCCGATATCCAGCGCCCCCGACAACACAGCCGTCTCAAGCCAGCGCCGCCAGATCGGCCGACACAGCTGGTGCGCCATCACCCCGTGTTGCAGCTGGCCAATACGGCGACGGAACTCGACCAGCTCTGCCCGCAGGCTCGAATAGTTCGCCTGGCGCACATCCCCGGTGACCAGGTGATACGGCAGCCCCAGTGAAGCTGATACCGACAAGAGCGTCCGATATTGAAACGCCTCATAGCCGCCACCCACATCGGCGGGGCTCGAGAACTTCACATCCTCGCCCGGCAGCAGCACCTGCATCGTTCCCGGCTCCAGGCTGGCCATCGCCGCCCCATCGAGATCGGCTTCGGACTCGCCCATCATCGGGTCTTCCGGCGCGGTCTTGGTGATGAACCCTGCGAACATCGCCGCCGTCTTCTTCCGGTCAAGCTCGGCGTCGTCGTACTGGTCCAGCAGAAACAGCCGCACCATTGCCGGAGCCACATGAGGCAAGCCCCGTATCTGGCCTGCGTCTATTGGGCGGTAGATGTGCAGCACATCCTCAGCGGGCACGCGCACCGTCTCCGGGATCACCGCTCCCTGATCGGTGCTGTCGCCCGGATGGCGACGGCGGAAGTGATAGGCCAAGCGCCGTCCGATGCCGTCAAATTCAATCCCGCAGCGGATGCGATTGCCGTTTGCCGCCGTTTCGGTCTTCTCGAAGGGCAGCATTTCTGACTGCAGGAGCTGCAGTTGCATCGGCACCAGCAGACCATCCTCGGTCCGCCGTGGCCGCATACGCACGAAGCATTCGCCTGCCACGAACATTTCCCGCGCGACCATGGCCTGCAGGCCGTAGAAATCGGTCAACCCGTCGGCATCGGCCTCGTCGGTCCACGCAAGCCAGAGCTGCTGGACACTGTCCCGAAGCGTGGACTCCTCGATCAGAGACGACGGTTTAATCCCATCGCCCACCAGATTTGCTGCGAAGGCCTCGCAGGCATTTGCGGCGTAGCCGTTGGTAACGACCAGTTCCCGCGACCGCGCCAGCAAACGAGGGCCGCCCGAGGCGATCAGCGAATTGATGTTTTCAAGCGGCGGTTGCCAGCCCCGCAAGCGCCGCTTGGCCAAAGCGCCTTCCAGACGCGCGGACACACCAGCGGGACCGCCGGGGGCCCGGCGGCGAAAACGATCGAAGAGACCCATACTGTCAGAGCCCCTTTGACGTCGTTACACGCACCTGCCGAACGATCCGTCGTCCCTCGGCGGCCGCAATCTCGCGGTCGAGGGCCTCGATGGCCCGGTCAATCTCCGCGACGCTGCGATAGTCCACCGTCTTTCCGTCGTAACTGACACGCGCCACGCCAGAGGAGCGTTGAACGGCCAACGCCTCGCGGCGGGCACGGAGCTCAGCGGTCGTGGACATCAATTCACCTCATGTAGCTTGAGCGTACGGTTCGCCGCTGTGGTCCCGCGCGCCGAGAAGTGGGCGTAGTGTTTCCCGCCCCGTCCTCAGCCATGTCCTCCGCCGTGATCCCGACCTGTGCTTCCAGATCGGCCCAACGCGCCTCAGACCAGCGATCGGCCCCAAGGATCCACGCGGCAGCGCGGGCATAGACCCGCGTGTCCAGAGCCTCGTTGCGTTCGCGCAGCTTTTGCCATTCCAGCCGAGCGAAGCCGCGCTTGGTGCGCACCGTGATCAGTTGTTCGGCCGTGAATTGCTTCAACCACTCGCCGTCCACCCAGTTTGGCAGGTGGATCGTTCCCGGCGGGCAAAGATGCCCAGCCTCGATTTCCTCCCGCGTCGGTCGGTCCTGGCGCAAATAGCGATAGGTCTCGGTCTTGAAGGTCGAGGTGGCGACCGTCCAAAGCCGCGCCCCGCGCCGCAGCCTTTTGCCTGCAATGGTCGCGTCCACATAAGTCGGGCCAGTGACCGGGCTCGAGCGGTTGAAGCCCTCGACGCCTTTGACAGGGGCAACCTGCGCGAAGCCGACCTGTCGCGACCAGGCATAGACAGCACTGGTCTCGTAGCCGGTATCGATCGCCAGCCGTGCCAACGTCATCTTCTGACCGGAAGCATGCACCCATGTCTGGCCGAGCAAATTGGTCAGTTGCTGCCAGCACGCCGGATCGCCGGGCCCGCCCTCAACGACCAAATGATCGATCAGCCAACTCTCCAGCCCGCGGCCCCAGGCCCAGACATCGACTTCGATGCGATCCTTCTGAACATCCGCTCCCGCAGTCAGGAACAGACCGCCTGTTGGCACAGCGCCAGCATTCCAGGTCTCGCGCTGGTCCGCCAAGCGCTGCCAGTCGGGCGCTTCACCGGTTTCGACCCATGTCTCGCCGAGGATCGTGTTGCGGAACGCCTTGATCGCCTCGTCCGACCCTTGCGCCGCGTCCCATGCGCGCACAATCCGCTCCCAACTCAGCCAGCCGATCGGCGAATAGAGCGCCGAGAGATGATAGCCGACAGTGCCAGGATCGGCGGCCGTCGCAGTCGCGCGCCATTCGCCTGCCTCCAGCATCGCCGTCTTGTTGTGTTCGGCGATGGGTGTCTCACAGCCCTCGCAGTGATACTCCGCCGTTTCCGGACGACCCTTCTGCCAGCGCAGCCGCTCGAACTTCAGCCACTGTTCCTGACCGCAGTGCGGGCATGGCACAAAGAACCGCCGCTGATCGCTTGCCTCGAACTCGCGTTCGATCCGGGAGAGCCCCCGGATTGTCGGGGTCGAAACCAGGAACACCTTGCGCCGATGGGCAAATGTCAGCGACCGCGCTTCGGCCAGCGTGACCGGATCGCCTTCGTCGTCAGCGGAGGCCGGATAGGCATCGACCTCGTCGAGGAAGATGTAGCGCGCGGGTGTCGAGCGCAGACCCACGGCCGAGTTCGCTCCGGTCATGATCAGGATGCCGCCCGCAAACTCCTTCGACAGCATGGTGTTGCCCGCGTCGCGGGAGCGGGCCGGTTTGACCCGCTCCCGCAATTCGGGGCTCTCGTCGATCAGCGGATCGATCCGTTGCCTTGAGTTCCGTTTCGCCAGTTCCACCGTAGGTTGGACCGCCAGCATCGGGCCCGGTGCCTGGTGGATCGCAAAGCCGATCCAGTTGTTCCCGGCCTCGGTTGCGCCGACCTGCGCCGCCTTCATGAAGACGATCCGCTGGGTCGGGTCGCCAGGCGACAGCCGGTCCATGATCTCGGCCATGTAGGGCGTGCGCGCCGTGCGATACCTTCCCGGTTCGGCCGAAGCGCGCCCCGAAAGCATTCGGTGCCGGTCCGCCCATTCGGAAACGGTCAGGTCTGGATCGGGCGTGAGGCCCGCGCCCCAGGCACGCAGGATCTCTGCCGCGCCGTCGAAATCCAGCACATCGTCGGCATCACCGGAGATCGGGTTTGATCTCGGCAAGATCGTCGAGCTGGGCACGGACATGTTTCTCCAGAACCTTCTGCATTGCTGCGGGCTCGACGCCCAGGTCGGCCGCCATCAGCGCCGCAGCTCGCGACGGCCAGTTGACCCAGGTATCGCGCTCCTGCCGCGCCAGCCGGAAGACCAGCGACAATGCGCGGGCCCGGTCGATCAACTCGCCTTTCAGCTTTTGTAACCGGAGGCGGCGCTCCTGCGCCTTTAGCACTTCGTTCGCCGTCTTGGCCTGCAGGAACGTGGTGCCGCTGCCGATTTGTGGCGCCGCTAACCCCTGTTCACGGAGCGTCTCGCCGACTGCGGACACTGCCGCCTCCGAGACAGGCTTGAGTTTTGGCTGCGGCGCTTTCCGGGTCTTCGACGGATCGGTCGCTTCGGCGCGCAAGGCATCGCTGGCCACCGCGTCAATGCTGCCATCGCCGTACAGAACCAGCCGCCCTGTCGCTTTGGCCTTCTGGATTGCACCACGTGAAAGGCCGACGCGGGCGGCATACTGGCGCTCGCTCAGACCCTCCATTGCGTGCTCCGATTATCATTCAAAATCATGTGCTTATGTAGTTGATAAGCCTCCGTACCAGAGCGAACGTGGTCTCAAGAAAAAGATGCAACTCACCACGGAGCCGCCACGATGACCCGCCTGAACCCGCAGACAACGCCCCGCCATCAACTGCGCGCCGAGAAGGCTGCGCGGAACAAGGAGGTGGCCTTGAACGCCTTCATCGGCAAGAAAGCCGAAATCGACGAGATGCTCGTCCGCTTGGCAAGCCTCAGCGACGAGCATTTCAACGCCCACCCCGACGAGATCAACTGGGGCCATGTCGGCACCCTTGAGCATTGCGCCAGCCTCCTGAAGCGCATCACCGACAGCGCCTTCAGCGAAGGCGAGCACGCGGAGTGAGCGCCATGGAAACCAGCACCATCCGCATTGCCATCCGTAAGCTGCCCGATCATTTCGACCGAAGCCGTATCACCACGGTCCTCGACGAAATCGAAAGTGCCCTGATGGACGATGGCGGCGTTTATGTCCGGGCCTACGCCGACAGCATGACGATCACCATCGAGGTTCCGACCAATCAGCTGATCGATGCTGCAACCTGTCTGAAAGACCTCAACCTGATCTGAATTCGGCTCGTTCAGCCCGCAGGCCCGCACTTGCGGGCTTCATCCGGTAGAAGGCGCCGCATCCTGCGTTGCCCGAACACCGGAGAAAACCAATGACCCAGATCCAGCTATCTGACCCACAAGCCATCATCCTGTCCGCCGCCTGCGCGCGGGAAGACGGGGCAGTGTTTCCCGTCACCGCCAGCCTCAAGGGCGGCGCTGTTGGCAATGTCTGCAAGAGCCTCCTGAAGAAGGGGCTCATCGAGGAGATCGCAGCCACGGACCTGAACACGGTCTGGCGGCACGACGAAAAGGGCGGGCCGATAACCCTGCGTTCCACATCGCTAGCTTACAGCGTCCTCGGGATCACCGACGAACCCAACGACAATGCCCCCACCGATAGAACAAGCGAACCCATCCAGCGTCGAAATGGGACCAAACAGGCAAAGCTGATCGAAATGCTCAGCGCTGAGGGCGGCGCGACCATCGAGGACATCATGGTCGCAACCGGATGGCAGTCACATACGATTCGTGGTGCCATGTCCGGCGCGCTGAAGAAGAAGCTCGGGCTTGAGGTCACCTCAGAAAAGACAGAGGAACGTGGACGCATCTATCGGATTGAAGACTGATCCCGCCCTGCTGCACCGCTGAAATCCCGGCGGTAGGGAAGCCGCCGCCGAGCAGAGTCGCCGCTCCTCATGGGCGGCGGCTTCGTCGTTTTGACCCGGATTGCCTCGAAGAGCCGCCGCAGCACATAGGACCGCGCTATGCTCACCACTGTGAACACCGCGCCCATTTTTAGGTTCTGCGCCAGCGTCGTGTGCAGCCCGAAGATCGGGAAGATCAGGATTTGTGTAGCGACGGCGACGCCGTAGCCGACGATCACATTGGCGACGGACTCGACCAGCGACATGAGGCGCGACTGCTTCATGCCACCACCTCATCCATCGCCCAGCAGTTCAGCTGCGAGAGTTCGAAGCGCATGCGCCGCAACCAGGGGGACCACGCCGTTGCCACAGAGGCGAAGCCTGTCCACCCTGTGGGCCAGCCCATCAGCGCCTCGACAAACAGCGGGTTCAAGGTCCGGCGCTGCTCTAAGGTATCGGTCCCAGCCACCTGCGTCACCAGGACCTGGCGGCCAAGCAGGCCGTTCACAGGCGTGTTCGCCAGTGTTGTCGCCCCGTCCTTGTGATCCCGCGCCGTCGGCGTCATCCACATGCGGCTGGCATGGGTCAGATCCGCTGTCTTGCGGTTCCCAGCACTCGGCTTGCACCCGTCGTTCGCCATCGGCGTAGGCCAGTCCCGCGCCATGCCGTCCAGACCCTTCTCGTGCTTCCGGTCTCCGCCCCGGCTCCGAAAGCTGTCAGTCTGCGGCGTCGGCCACATCGCCGCACTCGTTGCCAGGTTCATCCCATGCTTGCCTGCTTCCTGAGACGGCGTTGGTTTCGTCTGCCGGTTCTCGTTGGCACTGGCCCGGGGCGTCGGCCATAGCCGCAACATCTCGGTCCGGTTTCCGCCGCTCGAGCGGGTCCCAGAGCAGGCGCGCGGGGTCGGCCAGTTCGCAGCCTTCGCGGATAGCAAGGATGAACAGCCGCTCGCGTTTGTGGGGCGCACCGACTTCCGCCGCCGTAAGGAGGCCTGCCGCAAGGCGGTAGCCCATGCCGACCAGTCCGCTGGCGACTTCGGGGAAGCCGAGGCGGAGATGATGGGCGACATTCTCGAGGAAGACGAAGGGCGGCTCGCATTCATCAATGATGCGGGCGACATGCGGCCAGAGATGGCGCGGGTCGTCCGCACCTTGGCGCTTGCCCGCGACGCTGAACGGCTGGCACGGATAGCCTGCAGTGATGATATCCACCGCGCCGCGCCAAGGGCGGCCGTTGAAGGTGGCAACATCGTCCCAGACAGGTGCGCAATCCAAGGCCGCATTTTCCATCCGCGCCACGAGAGTGGCCGCCGCGAAGGTTTCCCGTTCGACATGGCCCACAGTTCGATATCCGGGGATGGCGATGGTGAGGCCGAGGTCGAGTCCGCCTGCGCCTGAGCAAAGCGAGAGGCCGAACAGACATGCGTTCTCGTTTCCGGAAGCGCGTCCGGAGGAAGATAAAGCCAGGTCATGCATCGCCTCAAACGTCTTTGTTCTTGATTTTGTTGAACGTCTCGTCTGATCCGGAGAGAACAGCGTGCTTGCCGGTGAACTGCTGCCACCGCTCCACGGCGACATCGACGTATGCCGGATTGAGTTCGATCCCGTAGCAGACGCGACCAGTCGTTTCGGCCGCGATCAGCGTGGTTCCGGACCCCATGAAGGGCTCGTAGACGGCCTGTCCGGGGCTCGAGTTGTTCAGGATGGGCCGACGCATGCATTCGACTGGCTTCTGGGTCCCGTGCACGGTTTCAACATCCTGATCCTTGTTGGCAATCTGCCACAGTGTCGTTTGCTTGCGATCGCCCGCCCAATGGCCCTTGCCGGTTTTTTTCACGGCATAGAGGCAGGGCTCGTGCTGCCAGTGATAATCACCGCGGCTCAGCACCAAGCGATCCTTGGCCCAGATGATCTGGGACCGGATGTTGAAGCCGGAGGCTTCAAGGCTGTCGGCGACAGTGGTCGCATGCAGCGCGCCGTGCCAGACATAGGCCACATCGCCCGGGAACAGCGCCCAGGCCTCACGCCAGTCAGCGCGGTCATCATTCAGCACCTTGCCGGTGCGCCGTGTCGCGGCGGCACCTGCCTTGTTGCGCCAGCCGGGATCGTATTCCACGCCATAGGGCGGATCGGTCACCATCAGGAGCGGTTTCACTTCGCCCAGCAAACGCTCGACATCTGTGGCCACTGTCGCGTCACCGCAGAGCAACCGATGCTTGCCCAGCACCCAGAGATCGCCGGGACGGCTGATCGGGGTTTCAGGTGCCTCTGGAACATCGTCCTCACCCTCTCGGGACGCAGTTTCAGGATCGACCTCTCCAGCCAATAGCGCCTCGAGTTCAGCGTCATCGAAGCCAATGAGCGACAGGTCGTAGTCCTCGGCTAGCAACTCGTTCAGTTCGGCTGAGAGCAGCGCCTCGTCCCAGGTGCCGAGTTCCGTCAGCTTGTTGTCAGCGATCCTGTAGGCCCGGCGCTGCGCCTCAGTCAGATGGCCCAGCACGATAACCGGCGCTTCGGTCAGCCCCAACTGCGTCGCGGCCAGGACGCGCCCGTGGCCTGCGATCAACTCGCCGTCATCAGCGACGAGGCACGGCACGGTCCAGCCGAACTCCGCCATGCTGGCGGCGATCTTCGCGACTTGGTCCGCGCCATGCATCTTTGCGTTTTTCGCGTAGGGCTGAAGCTTGACCAGCGGCCAGGTCTCAATCGCGTCCGGGGCAAAGCTCAGGGTCATGCTGGTCGGTTCGCCTCAATGTAGTGGATGCCCTGGACTCCGGACACCAGCAGCCAGCCTGGACTCCGCAAAGGGTCCAGCGGCCACCGGACGTGTCCGGTTCCAAGGGTCTGTTTTATTGTGGTTTTCAGAAGATCGCGGGTGGATGCCCGCCAGGGTGGCTTCCCAAAAAACCAGCCCTGTCGCTGGCGATATTGCGCGCTGCGCCCCCCCGTATACGTTTGCAGTCAGGAAGGACCCGTACAATCAGTGAGTTAGCAGACTGGGCCCCGGTTCGGACTCTGGGGTCCACCACGAAATCCATCTCGAAAACGTTTGTGCTGTCCCGCACGCGCCTCTCCCGAGTATATCCAACTTATACCCTCGGGAACCGGCTTTTGTCCCTTCGAAAAGTGTCCGGCGGACACTTTCCGATTGGTTACGCAGGTTTACGCCGCACCTGCCAGCTTGATCACTCCCTGTTTCGACAGGTTGCGGTTGAACCGACGGTTGTTAAGGCGCAGCGAAATCACCGACAGCCCGAAAAGCCAGTGCTGGTTGGCTGCGGATCGCTGCAGCCCGACAGCCCAGCAGACTTCCTTCCATCGTGTTCCATAGGCGCGCAGCCAGACGATCTTGCCATCGATCGGATCAAGGCCAACCGTCCAGGTAAGCGTCTCCTCCATCCGGCTGATGGCTTTCGGGGATGGCAGGACGCGCATGGGCTTGGGTTCCTGTTCGACCTTGTCCGCGAAGCTGTACACGAACTCAGGCCAGGTGCTGAAGTAACCCGAAAGGCGCGGCTCGGGCATAAGCTTCAGGACCCATGCGGCTTCGGCCAGCCTGGCTTCGACGATGCTTGGGGTCCAATCAGCCATTGCGCACCTCCCGCCTGTCGGGCCGCTTGCCATACAGTTTCTCGCCAAGCTGACGGATGAGTTCACGCTCCGGCCAGGTCAAGCGATGGTCATTGATGGCAACAGCCAGCAGACCCTGTTCCTTCCAGCCATCGCGCTTGACCTGATCTGGGTCGCGGCGCGTTCCGCCGTAGCCTCGGGGATGCCACTTCATGCGACACCTCCGCCGGTCTCGATGGCCCAGAGCAGGATGGCGATGGCATCGGCCTCGTTGTCGTCTGCAGGGCTGAACCCGCGGGCCCGAGCCGCGTCGATCATCGCCTGCTTCGGTGCATTGCCCTTGCCGGTGACGTGCCGCTTGATGGTGCCGACCGGCACGCCCTGATAGGGCACGCCGCGCAACTCCCCCCAGCTGGTCAGAACAGCCAGCAGCCCACCAAAGACGTGGGCCGCGTCGGTGCCAACGTGTCGGCGGACTTCTTCGAAATAGACCGCTTCGATCGGACCGGACAGCCGATCAATCTCGGTCAGCCAGTTCGTGAAGCGCAGGTAACGCATGCCGCCGCCGTCATAGCGGTTAGGCCGAAACGACACCGTGCCGCTGGTGATCAGGCCATCATAGGCGCGGATGGCCCAGCCGGTGGTGGTGCCCAGATCCAAGGCAAGGAACGTGCGAGCCCGCTCGGGCGGCAGCTGCGTTTTCGGGGTTGCGCCTGCATCGGCACTGGACAGAGTCAGGTTAGCCATGGGTGGTCTCCTTTTTTTGGGGTTGGTTGCTCAGGTGGAAGACGACGGTGGTCATGTGCTTGGCGGTACGGGCCGCCGTCGTCGGATGAAAAGTTTCGAGGGGATGCTTGGGCACACCAACTCCGCAGCCCAAGACGAGCCGAGGGGAAGGAAGTGTCTCCCCCGCGTTTAGCGGGGAGGACACCTTCCCCTTTAGGGGGGGTAAATCCGGGTTTTGTGCTTTAGCGTAACTAACTGAATTCGCTGACAAAAATCTATTTCCCAAAAACCGTTTTGACTGAGCGCAATCCGGGTTCTGGGATTTAGCGCAAGTCTCTGATCTTAATGGGGGATTTCTAAAGCCCAGAAACCACCACCCTAAAAACCGGGCCGGGTTTTGGCAGAAAACCGGCCAATCCGGATTCCTGGACGGGCCCATTTGGATGGGAAAACTCATTCTGAACCCCCGTCCTGATCGACCCAGATCTCCGGATTTTCGACGGGCAGAAGGGCACCGGATTCAGCGCACATGTAGTCAGTTGGGAAGACGCCAACGACCTCGGGAACGACTTCCCCGGTAACGACGTCCATCACCTCGGCATCGGTTTTGAGGCACATACCTTGGACACAGATGTAACCGAATTTCGACTTCGTTGGCTTCAAACCGAGCTTGTCCAACTTCTTGCCGCGGACAAACTTGACGTGGCCTTTTGTCGCCAGAACGTGGAGCCGGTCTGCGATACTGGTCTTGCCTCCGAGGCTGCCCTTGTTCTCAAACTTCGCGGCAAATTGAGTCAGCGTGAACATCTTGCCCCGAGTTGCTTGCTCAGCAATCATTTGCAGGATCACATCCCCCTTGCGTGCCCGCTCCGCATCGTGCTTTGCACCGACGTCCTGGCGCACCAGCCGCTCGTTCATCGGGTTGATTTCGACCCATTGGCCGCCGACCTTGTCGATGACCTTGGGCGGTAGAGCGGGGCCATTGCGCAGCTCGATCTCAAGCTTTCGTTGCGAGCAATCCTCGTCCGGCCGGTGCAGGATCAGGCCGGAGGTGTAGAACCCTCGCAGCGCGCTGGCGCCGGACAGGGCCAGAAAGGGATCGTCCTTTACCTGCTGTTTGCTAAGCTTCTTGGTGTGGTGGACCAGAATTACCCCGCAGTCGGGGTCGATATGGTCGCGCAAAACCTCCACCCGTTCCTTCAGAAAGAACATCATGGCGGTATTGTCGTTTTCGCCGCCGCCATCGGGCCCGCCGTCGAACAGGTTGCGGATTGGATCGATGCAGATGATGTCTACCGGCGCATCAGGAAACGCTGCCTGGATTGCCCCCGCCACACGCACGCTACCCTCGGTGTCGAGCAGCATCTTCAGCTTGGGCGTGGCGACGAAGGTATCGCGCGCGGCGGCCAGCACCTGGGGCGGGAGCGCGATCTGCTTCAGCCGCTCGCGCAGATAGTGATACTGGATCTCCGCCTGCAGATAGAAGATGCGCAGCGGGCGCGGCGGGATGAAGCCGAGGAATGGAACGCCTGCCGCCATGTGCACGAGCCAGGAGATCAGCAGGTCGCTCTTGCCCACCTTGGGTGCCCCGCCCAGCACCAGCAGCCCGCCTGGGGTCAGAACGCGCGGTGCGATGATATCCTCCGGCATAGTGCTGTCATCGTCCAGCAGCGCGCCGAGCGTGAAGGCAGGCATCTCCTGCGGCCCCGGAAGTCCGGAATTCAGCCGGATCAGCGGCGGGCCGTTCTTCTCGATATGCCTGGTCCAGAGACGCTCAGATTCCGCCTTCAGGCGATCCTCCGGCCAACTCGGGCGCAAGGCGGCGGCATTATAGCCACGGATCGCTTCCCATCCTTCATCCGGCGACATTCGTCCATCATGGACCATGCGCAGGAAATGCCCGATGGCAGCGCTTGCCCCGGCAAAGCGGCTCCAGTCATCCTGATCGCCCTGGCGGACCGGGGTGGTCAGCACCGCGTCCAGCGAGGGCTTGCCGGGAGCGGCAGTCCCGGTGCTGGCCATGCCCGCGCCCGGGATTGGCGGCATCTCCGCCACCCGCTCGGCGAAGTCGTCAAGGTCGACTTCGATGCCGTGGTGTTCACGGATTTGCACCAGGCGCTGATGCCCGTGCTTGTGATAAACCGAACCTGCCACCCGGATCGGCTGGTGGGCGGACCGAAAATGTGTGTCGCCGCCAACCTTGAGAGCAATCTCACCGCGCAGGCGGCAAAGCTCGGCCAGGGCCGGTCCCTCGGCGGGTTCGGTCATCCGCCACCAGACATGCAGCTTGTTGGCGCCTTCTGACGTGCGCCCGCCGCTTTCGATGATCAGGGTGGGCTGGCCAAGATGGTGCAGCAGATGGTCAAGCTTGGCGGGGATATCGCCTGCATCGAGATCGACGACCAGCGCCTGCATCTGCAGCACATCGGCGGACTTGGCCTGTCCGGCGGCCGTGACCGTGCCGGGGATCACATAGACGGCCGCCCCTTCGCGCGAGGCCCAATTGGCAAAGGTCGCGAGCTTGCCCGGCGCGGTCGTATCGGCGTCGATCCAGATATTGTGCGGCCGACCCTCCTTGCCCTGTCCCATGTCGACAAAGCCCCGAACCGGGATCTGGCCCTCGCAATAGCCGAACACGACGTCGACGAAGGTTTCGATCTGGCTGGGATCCGGCTCGACGTCGAACGGATCCTCGATCGAAGGCGCGTCGTTGAAATCCTGCCAGGGGCTGAAGTGGATGATGTTGTCGTCGCTCATGCGGGCAACTCCCAGCAGCGATCTGCCCAGGCGCAGAAGCGGCATTCGAAGAAATCGCGATGTTGGGCGACGCGCGGCAGCAACTCGCCTGCGTCCGTGGCCCGCAGGATCCGAACGCCGCGGTCGGACATGCGTTGCGCCAGATCGGCATCGAACGGCACCAGCTCGTGGTGCATCTCCGCCGTGTCCTTGTTGATGGCGGTAAACACGGCTGGTGCGGCACTGATGCCGGGCACCGTTGCCTCCATGTAGGCCTGATACAGCGCGATCTGGGCGGCATAGACGGGCTTTGACTTGGTCACACCCTCCTTGACGCAGGCACGCCAGTTCTTGGCGTTCATGGTTTTGCATTCCCAGAGCGCGGGAATGGCCAGCCCGAGACCTTCTGGCCCCGCGGCAATGATGCCATCGACATGGCCGCGGATGCGCCCGTCGGCGACAGAGAAGCCGAACTGGCCACCATCGGGGCGATTGCCCTTGCGGGTGTAGAGATCGAAACCCGCGCCGCGCAGCCACGCAACCGCCAGATCCTCGAGCGCATGACCGATGGCGAAGATGCGCAGCAACTGCCCGGAGAATTCCTGGCCCTCGTCTTTCGTTGCGTGCGTGAACTCGAACTGCAAGGCGCGTTCGCAGGCGTGGCCAAGGCGCGAACCGCCGAGATAGTCGCGCGGAGTGCGTACGGCATTGTCAGCGGTTAGCGACGCATCGACAGCGGCATTCACCTTCTCGGCGAAGCTGGGGCGGTGATTATAGTCCAGCATCAGAACGGCACCTCCTGGGATTTCGCGATGCGCGACATCTCGGCGCCGTAACCTTCCAGCACCTCCTCGATCAGCGCGGTCACGTCGGTTTCGTTCAGATCGCACAGGCGCTTGCTCCAGCCGATCTGGTCCATGGTCTGGCCGAGGCGCTTCATCACGAGCGCGATGGCGAGACGTTCCTCGTCAGTCATTCCAATCATGGTCAGTCCTTTTCTGAAGCGCATGGCGAAGAGCCCCTGGCAGGGCATCGAGCAGAACCAGCGGTGCTCGCGCGGGCGCGGCGTGTTGGGGTTGAAGAAGCCGAAGCCGCGCGCCGGGCGCAGGCAGACGGCACAGGGCATGAAGCGTGGATGCCAGTTTGGATCAGAGCCCGGGCGATCCGCAGCCTCTGTGGCCGGGGATGGGATTTGCGCGACATGGCTCATGCGGCCCTGCGCTGTTCAGGAGCGACGGCCAGGATCAGGTGACGGATCGCCCGCTTGTTGAAGGTGAAGGTCATCAGCGCGGAGGCGTGATAGCGGGTCAGGCCGTAATCCTGCCGATAGGCGGGCGGCAGATATTGCAGCTGTTTTTCCGTGGCGGCCTGGTTCAGCCAGCCGCGCGTCTTGAAGGCGCTTTCGTCGGACTCGACCTCGTTCAGCCAATCGTCGGCTTGCGCGAGGCAGACGGTTCGTTCGCCGATGCCCAGCAGGCGGGGGCTTTGGCCCTTTGCGCCGCCGACCGCATGCCATCGGCCGTCGAGGAAGAAGATGCCGCCCCAGGCGTTGAACCCATTGGCCATCAGCGCGTCGTCGGACCCGAACAGATCGATCCAAGCAAAGCTAGACCGCTTCAACAGATCGATCTCCGTCATGATGAAGCCGCTCAAATCGGCACGGTCGGCTGCCTCGGCCTCGCCGTCTTCATTACCGCCAAAAACCTCGCCGCAGAGCGGGCATTCAAAGCAGGCCAGCGGAATGTCGGCCCCGCAACCCGGGCAGAGTTTGGTCGGGGCCTCGCCAGTCTCAGTCTTGCCGTCGAGATCGACATCCTGCTCCAGCGTACCGTGGATCAGGCTCGACGTGCCAAAATCCAGCACCACGCAGTCAGTCTTGATGACGCCGGGGTGTTCCTCCGGATCGATGGTGCGCAGCCCACGGCCCACCATCTGGATCATGGTCGATTTGTAGGAGGACGGGCGCAGCAGCACGACGCAGGAGGTCGGCGGGTGATCCCAACCTTCCGTGAGCACCGCCACGTTGACGATGACGCGGATTTCTCCCGTGGCGTAGGCGGCGAGAATGTTGCGTCGTTCCTCGCTTGGCAGATCGCCATGGATCAGCGCGGCTGGCACATCAGCGGCGTTAAAGGCCTCAGTGACATGCGCGGCATGGGCGACGGTGGAACAGAATACGACCGTCTGACGGTCACCCGCCTTTTCCTTCCAGTGGCGGATGACCTCGTCGGTGACCGGCGCGCGGTCCATGATCGACGCGACCTTTGCCATGTCGAAATCCGCCAGCGACTTGCGGACCGATTTCAATTCTTCCTGCACGCCAACATCGATCACAAAGGTACGCGGCGGCACGAGGTGCCCCGAGGCGATCAACTCACCCAGCCGCACCTGATCGGCGACATTGTCGAACACCTCGCGCAGGCCTTTCTTGTCGCCGCGGTTCGGGGTGGCCGTGACGCCGAAGATCCGGGCGTCGGGGTTGGCATCGCGGACCCGGTCGATGATGCGGCGGTAGCTGGCCGCCACCGCGTGGTGGGCCTCGTCGATGACCAGCAGGTCCAGCACGGGCATGGCGGCCAGATTGGCCTCGCGCGCCAGGGTCGGAACCATCGCGAATGTCACCCGGCCCGCCCACGACTTGGAGCTCGCATCGACCACCGACGTAGTCAGGCCTGGATTGACCCGAGCAAACTTGCCCCGGTTCTGATCGGTCAGCTCGTCGCGGTGGGCCAGCACACAGGCCTTGGCGGCGCTGTCGCCGATCACCTCACCCGTGACCGCCGACAGCATGATCGTCTTGCCCGCGCCGGTCGGCGCGATACCCAGCGTGTTGCGGTGGGTGCCAAGCGCAGCAAGGCTGCGCTCAACGAAGGTTTTCTGACGGGGACGCAGCCGCATGATCGCTTCCCCTCACTCGGCCCAGCTGGGACGCCCGGAAAAACCGGGGGCCGCAGGAGTTTGCGGTGTCTGCGGTTGCGGCGCGGGTGCGCTGTAGCCCTGAGCCGGGGCGACATGGCCCTGCTGAGGCGCACTGGCTGCCGGGGGGTGGCTGTATCCCTGGGTTGGGGCAGACCCAACATGCCCCATCAGCTGGGCATAATCGCGGTGGCTGGGTGTGACAGCGCTGCGAACTTCGTTCTTGTCCTCGCCATTGGTGTCGGACCCGATGTCCATCCGGGCGATGAATTCGATCCCGTCCAGTTCGACAAAGCCGCTGATCCGGCGTTGGGCCTGTGCTTGTGCCGAGTTGTCCTTGTCGGCAATGCCACGCGCCGAGTTCAGGATGCCCTTGACCAGGCCGCGCCCGGCATTGCCCCAATCCGGGCCCTTCGGGCTGTAAAGCCCGATCAGCGACCAGATCTTGCGCTTGGCGTAAGGTCCCTCGAGCACGGTGTATTCGGCGTCGAGATAGACCGCCCCGGTGGCACCGCGTTTGGCATAACCACCGGTCCAGCCCTGTGATGGATCATCAAAACCGCCCGGGCGGATCGTCAGGCGCACCTTGGCCAGCGTGCCCTTGGGGATCACGTCGCTGTTGGAGGTTGCGTCGTTGAAGTCGTTCCAGAGTCCAGTCATCGGGTTTGTCCTTTTCAGTTTGCAGTCGGGGTGTTGGAGGGGCCGGGGCCGTCGGCCACCGGCAGCTTGGGCAGCACTGGCGGTTTGAAGGTCAGGCGACGCTCCGCAGCGATCAGAGGGCCACGGATCTTCTCCATGAGCTGACCCAGATGCGGGGGTTCCAGCAGCGCAAGCCGACCTGAGCGGTCCTTGGCGGGATAGCCCCAGGGGTTCAGCGTCTGGCAGACAAAGCCGCGTTGGGGCTGACCCTGCACATCGGGCACATCAATCATGGTGATGACCTGATCGACGATTCCAGGCAGCTCGAGGCCGGTCTTGGAGCCGTCGATCTGCGGCACGAAGATCTTGCGATTGAAGTCGTCGAGCTTCTGGTCGAGGATCCCCACGAACCAGACGTTCTTGCCGCGCGTGTGCTGCAGATGCGTGAGCCAGGCGATCATCTCGCGGCCATGCAGACCGTAAGCGCCCCGCACATCCGGCTTGCCGGTCTTCTCCGACATCGCCTCGGGCTGTCCCTTGCACCACTGAAAGCAGAGCCGCCCCGCCACGGTGATCGAGTCGATGAAGACCGTGTCGTATTTACCGAGCACGGCCGGATCGCTAAACCGACCGCAGACCTCGTCATAATGCGCCTGGCTGTAGGGCTGTTCGCCGCGCAGCGCCGGATTGGGCCCGCCAATGAAAACCGCGAAGTCGCGGCATTCCTTCCAGGTGCGCGGGCGGATCACGTCGATGGCAAGACCCTCGATCGCCAGATCCCCGGCTTCGAGATCGAAGAACAGCGTCGTGGTCGCCATCAGCGTCCACAACAGCGTTGTCTTGCCAATCCCGGAGGGGCCGAAGATCACGCCCTTGATGCCGCGCGTCTCGGCCAGCCGCTGATCGGCCGTGATGATGGGCAGCGCGCCGGTCACAGCCCGGGTCCTTTCGGGGATGGGTTTGGCAGCAGAGGATGGGAACGCTCGCGAGGGGACGTTTTCAGCCGTGCTGAGAGGAAGCGACGTCATTGCTGTTCCTCCGCCGGGATGAGCGTGACGGACAAGGTGCCAGTGCGAACGGTGCGCGCAGGCTCAAAACCCTCCCGAATGGCATCGGGCCAGGCGCCATATTTGCGCTCAGGAACCTTGTAGGCGATGTCGACATACTGGGTAGGATCGTCCCCGGCCTCGATGATGCGCGCGACCATGGAAGCCAGCTTCGCCTGGTTCCAATCAACCCGTTTCGGGAGATCAGCCACGATGGTGCAATCCCCGTCTTCAAAGCGGACGGTTCCGGTGTCTTTGCCGGAGACGCGGCGTTCCTCGGCGGCGCGCGGAGCGTAACGAACCTCAAGTGCCGCGTTGAACCGTGCGGAAACGGTTTTCATCTGTTTGCTGGCGGCGCTGATTTCTCGCTGCATTTCTGCAAGCAGATCCGGCGACAGCAGAGCAATCTCGTGCAGCGGAAGACTCAGCAGGTCATCAACGCTCGGTACGTTTTCGGGAAAGGGCATGGGGTTCACTCTATTTTTGTGGATTTTGGATTGGGGCGCAGACATCAGGCCGCCATGCGCTGAAGCAGGCGGACCGACAGAGCGCCGGGCAGCTTTGGCTTGCGCCGGGCGACGGCGATGTAGGCGAATTGGCCAGGGCCAAGACGGGCCTGCACGAGATGGACGAGGTCCTGTTCGGCGGCGCGCATGGCCGCGGCGGCAACGCCCCGCAGGGTGCGCTGGTGGCCCGGAGGCAGGTCCGACAACAGCGCCATCGCATCGAACGCCAGGAAGCCGCGGTGATACACCAACCTCTCGCCAGCCATCGCCTGCGCAACCCAGGCGCAGAAATCAATCTCCCCGATGCCAGGATTATCCGAGGGAGGCTGCGACGCTCCCACGCCGGGTATGACTGCGTGGAGGCGACTCATGCCCTCGACCCTGCGGCAGGAACATGCGCGGTGCTCTGGCGTTCCCGAGCCTGTTCATAGGCCAGGATGTCCTCGATCCGGTAGACTACGCGCCCGCCGAGCTTCAGATAGGCAGGGCCTTCCCCCTTCCAGCGCCAGCGCTCGAGGGTGCGCGGGCTGATATGCCAGCGGTTGGCCAATCGCGATTGATTTAGAAATGTGTCTGACATCGGCGTCTCCATCGGGATGTGATGGAGCAGTGATGCCAATCCCTACGTATGCGGTCGTCTCACATGTGGGATGCGCTTTTAGTTTTCTTTGAGCCTTGTTTGTTCAAGAGAATTTCCATCCGGACAGACAAGCGCATACGAACGCGTACAAGCGCCCACCAGGTGCAGTCGGGATGCATACGAGATGCAGACCGGCTCGGGCCTTCAGGCCGAATCCCCAGAATCAAAAAAGCCCGCCATCAAGGCGGGCAGGACCCGGTGTATCGGGCCGATCAGGCGCTGCGGGTCAACCAGACGACAAAGGCCGGGTCGAGATAATACCATCCGCGACGACCGGAGGTCCTGAGCAAGAGCCGGGTCCACGAGGGCTTGCGGCTGAAGAGGCTGCCGATCCGCTGCGATGCCGATCCGGCGGCTTTCAGAATTTCGAGGTAGTGCTGATCTGGTGCCCCGGCACGGGCAGCGTTCAACGCGAATTCCAGTGCGCGTGCCTGCTGGAATGTGAATGCAAACTCCTCGCCGTCATAAACGAACTGCCTGAAATCAAACGCGTCCTTCCCAGAGGAATCGCTTTGGTTCAGTACATTGCGCTGGATCAGATCAAAATGCTCCCGGCGCACCAGCGTATCGGCATGGGACAGGAGCAAGCCGTCACCACCCCGCAGGCTGAGGCGGATGCTGTCCGGCAGAAAGACATCCGTGACGACGGCCTGGCCGTCGCGGACGAGAAGAAACGCGTCACGCAGCGAAAGGTCGGCAAGCCCGTTGAACACCCGCTCCTCGAACGGGACCCACATCGGTTCCCCTTCCTGCGTCTCCTCCATGCTCGACAGGCGGGCCCGCTGCGCCACGAGCCGAACCGACAGTTTCAGCGTCCCATTAGCAACGAGATACCGGATCTCCGCATCTGTGATCCCCCACTCATCTGCGACCTCACCAAGTTCAAAACAGTCCCGCTCGATACGCATGCCAACGATTCCCTTCGCCCCCCTTTGTTCTACTTTTGTTCTATAATCTTGACAGGCGCGTCGCAATCCTGTTTTTTCCACAGGACCACCAATGTTGGGGATAAAGATGTCAGTGCAAATGCACGAACGGCTCAGAGCGCGGATACGCCAACTTGGCATGTCGGTTGCAGACGTGGCGCGAGAAGCGGGCGTCAACCGATCCTTCGTTTATGACATCCTGCGCGGCAAGTCGCTGGTGCCCAATCTCGAGAAACTCACCCGAATTGCAGGTGTCGTGAAGGTCGAGCTCGAATGGTTGCTGACCGGTAAGGGCACGGTCCACGGCGATGATCCGATCACCGACGACTACCACAACGAGTTCGTTGCGATCCAGTATGTCGCAGTGCGTCCGTCGATGGGTGGCGGCGCCGTGGTGGAGCAGGCCGAGGAACGCTCCGGTCGAGATTTCCATTTCCGCAGGGCCTGGATCCGGGATCGCCTGAAAGCCGCGCCATCCATGCTGCGCGTCATGGCCGTGCAGGGCGACAGCATGTTGCCGACGCTCAATGACGGAGACACGATCCTGGTCGACATGAACCAGCGCAACCCGTCCCCTTCCGGAGTATTCGTCTTGCATGATGGCATGGGGCTGGTGGCCAAACGGCTCGAGCATGTTCCCATGAGCGAGCCGCCGCGCGTGCGCATCATTTCGGACAATGCGCGCTATTCGCCGTATGAATGCACGTCAGGAGAGGTCAACATCATTGGCCGTGTGCGATGGTACGGACGCGAGATGTGAGAGGCCGCCGGGAGATGAGCGGCGATCGCGGGAGCCTCATTGCTCGCCATGTAGCAATCGTGGAACGGGAGCGAGATGGAAGAGAGCCGTAAGGATCGGGGCATGCGGGAGGCGCCAGCGGCCTTCGTTGCCGCAGGTGATCAGCGGCATGAGGTTCTTGCCGGGCTCGTAGAACGTGTGACCTACCACAACCAGGACTCCGGCTTTTGCGTGCTGCGCTTGAAGGCGCGCGGCCACCGCGATCTTGTCACGACCATCGGCCACGCGGCGATGATATCCGCCGGGGAATGGGTGACAGCGTCAGGCGACTGGACCAATGATCATACCCACGGCCTGCAATTCCGCGCACGGTTCCTGAAGACCTCCGCGCCAACATCTCTGGACGGCATCGAGAAATACCTGGGCTCAGGCATGATCCGGGGCATCGGGCCGGTATACGCCAAACGGATGGTCAAGATGTTCGGCAAGGACGTGTTCGACCTGATCGAGGCCGAGCCCGCGCGATTGCGGGAGGTCGAGGGCATCGGACCGAAACGCGCTGACAAGATCACGTCCGCCTGGGCCGATCAGAAGGTCATCCGCGAGATCATGGTGTTTCTGCACAGCCATGGGGTCGGAACTGCCCGGGCTGTGCGCATCTTCAAGACCTATGGCGTCGACTCCGTGCAGGTGATGAGCGAGAATCCCTACCGCCTGGCGCGGGACATTCGCGGCATCGGGTTCCGAACGGCGGACCTCATTGCCGAGAAGCTAGGGATCGAAAAGACCGCGACGATCCGTGTGCGCGCCGGGATTTCCTATGCTCTCACCGAAGCGATGGGCAACGGTCACTGCGGCTTGCCGCTTGCGGAACTGATCCCGCAGTCCACCAAACTGCTCGAGGTTTCCGACGATCTGATCCAGACGGCCATCGATCTGGAACTGGCCGAGGGCACCGTGATTGCCGACACGGTGTCCGATACCCCCTGCGTGTTCCTGAGCGGGCTTTATCACGCAGAGAAAGGTGTCGCCGACCGGTTCCGCAATCTGGTCTCGGGCCCGCGTCCCTGGCCAGAGATTGATGCCGACAAGGCGCTCCCCTGGATCGAAAAGAAAACCGGTCTGACCCTCGCCCCGAGCCAGACCGAGGCCATTCGTCTTGCGCTTCGCTCCAAGGTCATGGTGATCACCGGCGGCCCCGGCGTCGGCAAGACCACCATCGTCAATTCGATCCTGCAGATCCTGGCAGCGAAAGCGGTCACGCTTTTGCTGTGCGCCCCGACCGGGCGGGCCGCCAAGCGGATGAAAGAAGCGACGGGCATGGAGGCAAAGACCATCCACCGCATGCTGGAAATCGACCCAAAGACGTTCGGTTTCAAGCGCAACGAAGAAAGCCCGCTCGAGTGCGATCTGTTGGTCGTTGATGAAAGTTCGATGGTCGACATTTCCCTGATGCATTCGCTGCTCAAGGCAGTGCCAGATCATGCGGCGGTCCTGATTGTCGGAGACATCGACCAGTTGCCTTCCGTCGGCCCTGGACAGGTACTGGCCGACATCATCGGATCGGACGCGATTCCGGTTGTGCGCCTGACGGAAGTGTTCCGACAAGCCGCCCAAAGCCAGATCATCACCAATGCCCACCGCATCAACCAGGGCCAGATCCCGGACCTAGCCAAGCCGGACGGCGAGAGTGATTTCTATTTTGTTCCGGCCGAGGACCCGGATCAGGCCGTCGCGCGCATTCTGGACTTGGTCAAGAACCGGATCCCGAAGCGCTTCGGCCTGGATCCAGTTCGCGACATCCAGGTTCTTTGCCCGATGAACCGGGGCGGTGTCGGTGCCCGCTCTCTCAACATTGAACTTCAGGCTGCGCTGAATCCCTCCGGTGACAACAAGGTGGAGCGCTTTGGCTCGACCTTCGCGCCGGGCGACAAGGTCATGCAGATCGAGAACGACTACGACAAGGAGGTCTACAATGGGGATATCGGCTACGTTGAGGGCGTCGATCTCGCCGAAGGTGAGCTGACCGCCAGCTTTGACGGTCGGACCGTGACCTACCTGTTTGGGGAACTCGACACGCTGGTGCTGGCTTACGCCGCGACGATCCACAAAAGCCAGGGGTCCGAATACCCGGCTGTCGTCATCCCGGTCCTGACGCAGCACTACGCCATGCTTCAGCGCAATCTGCTCTATACTGGAATTACCCGAGGCAAACGCCTGGTGGTGATTGTCGGTCAGCGCAAGGCGGTGGCCATCGCGGTGAAGAACGTGTCAGGACGGCGGCGCTGGTCCAAGCTGGATGAGTGGCTTGGACGCTCTCAGGCAACCGCAAGCCAAATCATGGAATGA